TTTGACTTTTCGCAGGAATTACAATTCCTAACGCTGTCGCTGTAGTAGTTGCATGAGTCAGTTCTGTATCTGCTGATTGTGACATAACAACTGAACCAACATTTTTAATATCAGTGCCGACTGTAGTACCTGTAGTGACGGAAATATCTCCAGCCTTAATTGGACCGGAAAATGTAGTTGTAGCCATAATGGCCTCCTCGTCCTCATAGGACGGTTGACTGCATAGTCTCTATGAGCGCCTGCTAGGTCAGTCTATACAGTTATTAAATAACCCTAGAATTTTAGTTTTATAGGAAAGTTTTAAAAAAGGCAAGTAAAGAGTATAAAGATCCCTTGTCAAAGAATACCGACTATGAAGGGTATCTTATATGTTAAGTAGCTGAATGTGTTAACGCTAATTGAGCCAACTTATATTTTTCCTGAAGGGCTGCCAATTGTGCAGACAATTCAATGGAATCAGGCCCAATTCCGTTTTCGCCATTTTGCTTTTCTTGTTGTTGCATCTGAAGTATCAACTCATCTAATTTAGTTCTGAGTTGAATTACATATGCATCACCATTTTGGACTACCATAAAAGTAATTCTCAAAAATTAAACAATATCCTATATTTACTTATTTTTTAGTTTAAAGTCAACTAAAAAAAAGGGAGGGTCGAAACCCTCCCTTTTTCATTTTTCGTGATAACAAAACGCTGAGTTTCTATTACGAAACTTCAACGCCGTAAATACCGCGCCAGTCAGACCAGCCGAAGCTGTATCTAGCTCTCGCTTTGTATCGTACATTGCCAGTATCGAAGTCGCCTTCCATCGCAGTACGAATAGGTAATCTGTCGAAATGCTTTAAGCCATTTGGAACATCTGTCATCAAGAACCAGTTATTTGAATCAGTTAGATAATGATTAACTGCGTATCCATTAGGAACCATGCCCATAGATACTACAGCGTTAACATCATTGTCTGCTGTTCCTGGTCTTAATTTAGATGCCATGACTCTTTCTGCTACGAAAATTAAGTCTGAAGGGATAACAAGTTTCATTGCCCTTGCAGCAATTTTCAAACCACGTTCGTCTTTGTACGCTGCGGTATCAATAAGTGCAGTTTCCAAAGATGTTTCGTTAAGTTGAGCAGGAGTACTCATTTCATTGGATTGGGTTCCTGCTAAAGTAACATGAGCAGTAGAACACATTTCCAAGCCATCACCACCAGTGTAAGAAGAGTTAAACGCTCTGTTAAGAATGTTTGCTCCCTTAGTTTGTTTGGTGTTAGCCATTGAACGAGCCAAAGCCTTCGTGTAACGAGTAGACAATCTATCATACAAATTATCTTCAATCGCTTCTTCAGTAATAGCAAATGCTAGGGCAATCGTCTCGTTTGTGTAACGAGCGGTATAAGTTTCTTGCGCGTAATCGTAAGTCACTCCTTGTCCTTCTGGTTTCACTGACGCATCAGCAAAGCCAGATAGCATTACTTCTTCTTCAAAAGCTCTATCAGATGATTCTGTAGAGAAGATTTGTTCTGCTTCGTTGTCATACCTATTGTACTCAAGACCAAAGAGAGCGTTCAAACCTGGTTCTAGTTCTTTCACGAGTTGTGCTCTTGAAATAGCCATAGTCTAATACCTCCTACGTATTGAGTTTGTACTGATGGAGACGAGCCATAACGATCCAGTTTGCATTAGCTGCAGAAGTGTCTGAATTGTTAGGATCTTCGGATAATCTGATAATTTGCCATGTCTTTCCGCCTTGTGCACTTGTTGCCTTAGTGCTTTTAAGCTCTGCTTTAGATCTACCATTAACGGTTGATCCAGCAGTATACGAAATATCCACACAATCGCCGATGTCGGCAGTTGTGAAAGTAGCATCAGCTTGAACTTCAAACTGTTGGTACGGATCATCATATACATGAGCTATAATATCACTTGCAGCAGTACTTGCAGGGTAGTAGTTACTCCATCTAGGTTTGCTTGTAGTGGGGTCAGTATATCTGCACCCATTAAAAACACCTACTGGTTTAGCTGCATCAGCACTACCAATAGTAATTGAACCATCAGTAGCATGCAGTATAACTGGATCCCCAGCAAAAATAGCTGTGCCATAAGCGGAAGAGATTAGATATTTGGACGTACCTTGAGTACTGGGGTAATCCCCAACACGTGTAGTAGCTATCCAACCTTGCGGTGCATCTACATTAGCCATATCAATTGTCCTCCATAATTAGGTTAATAAAAATTCGATGTGAAATTGCTAAAACTTATTCAGTTTTATTTCTTCCGCCACCGAAGCTTACACGACTCTGCCTCTCTTGATTGATCGGCATACTCGGATGCTGTTCCCTCATAAGATCGTTTTTAATCGCTTTGTCCTTGTCATCGGTTTGGCTTTGATAATAAGCTTGCCGTTGCTTTGCGATCTCTTCGGATATCCTTGCCAGCACAAGGCCACCATGTCCAATACACCCTGAATATTTACCTTCTGTTAGTGCGGGTAACCCACTCCAAACAGGATCATCCTTATATTCGTCTATACGAACTAATTCATATCCTTCTCTTAAACGGGCAGACATATTTGTTGTATCTTCCCAGCCTAAGACTGAAGTACGTAACCATCTGTGCACAAAACCAGTCGGTGCAGGTGGTGCATCTAAAGCCGATGGTGGAGCCCATTGCCTAGGTCTTTCTTGCGAAATCCTAGTTGAACTCGCACGTGGATCTTTTTTTATAGTCTTTTTACTCATACGCTATTCCTATCCTCCGTGTTTACATATTTCGCGTATTCTTCTAGTGGCACTCCAAGTTTTTTAGCAATTGTAACTTGTGAGGGAGTGAGTCTCACAGTTCTGCGACCGGTTCTGCCTCCACTTCGTTTTGCGGAAGCAACCGTTTGTGACGGTTTGGTCGAAACTTCTTTTTCTTTTATATCAAATTTGTGGGGAAATGCAACCTTTATTCTTTTATCAATTTCTTTGTAATAATCTTGAGACTTTGGATCAAATCCTTCATCTTCCACAAGCTTTTTATGAATACTAAAAGCAGTAAAAGTCATAGGCTCATCGGTCCCAAACCATGAATTTTTTGAAGCCCACGTTTCAGCTTGGGGATCAGGGGGAGCAGCAGCGGGTGTCCTTGGCATAGGGGGTGGGACATAAGGTGCCTCCTGTCTTCCTGCTTTCATTTCTTCTTGGTGTCGTTTTAAATTTGCAAATTGTGTACTTTGATTTGAATAATGCGCCAATAATTTTTGCGCTTCTATTTCTTTATCCACATCACCTGCTTCTCTTGCTGCTTTTAATTGTGCTGTTGCACCATCTAAACCAGTTTTGGCAGAGTCTGTCACTTGCTCCAAATATTGTTGGTCCCGTGTAGATATTCGGGTCTTTAAATTTCTTTGTTCTGTAACTACGTTTCGTGCATATTCAGTTGCAGTATCACGTTGTCGTTCTGCTTCACGCAATTTTCGAGTAAGTTTGCCGATACGTTTTTGAACGCCGTCACTATACTCATCAATTTCTGTTTTAGCTTCTTCTGTTTTAGCTTCTGCTGTTTTAGCTTCTTCAACTACTTCTGTTACATTTTCATTTTCCTTGACTTCTACAACAGCTTCAGAATCAGTCTTTGGTTCCTCTTTAAGGTGCACATCAACAGCATTGCCGGTATCGTCAATGTCTACTAATGGTTCGTCTTTTTTTATTGTTGGCATAGTTTCCTCCTATGGGTTAAAATAAATGAAGTATATCGTCTGGATCTTTTATTGTTGCGAGTACCTCATCATCGTTAAGTATTCTTACTTCCCCACCTTCTATATGAAATCTCGAACCAGCATAACGCGCATGTAAAATCCATTCCCCTTTTTTACACCACACACCAGTTGGAAATTTTTCTTCATCCTTATAAGCTAATGGCCCAACATCTAAAACATAACTACAGACCGTCGCTGCTTGTTGTCGTTCTAAAGTTGAATCAGAAAGATACAGACCTGCTTTTGTTTTACTCACTCCTCTAAAAGGCAAAACTAATAATCGCCATCCTGTAGGAACAGGTAACTTACCAGAAACAGATTTTTTTAAATCTTCAAAAGATTTTTCTTCTTTTTCTTTTTCTTCATGAAGTTTATTCTCTAATGCATGAATACGTGCCGGAATCGGCTCATTAGAATTAGTTTCTTGAATTTTATTCGTCGTCATCGGCTCCTTTTTTAAGCAAGTTAGAGAGTTCTTGTAAACTTTCGTTATAAGCTTTTCGCTGTCCTACTAAATACTGGTATTTCTCCAGATTGTCAACCCCTGCAAGAATACTTTCTTCAACAGAGGCTAATCTCTCTTTAAGTTCTCTCTGGAACTTATAAATAAGATTCACACCATCCATTTAAGCACCTACGATACTAAAAAAGATAAAAATGAACACATATGGTAGAATTTCAATCATTATTTCTTCATCATTTTAGCAGCACTTGATACTCCCTTTATACCAAAACTCGCTGATATCGCAATATATAAAAGATGTTGGTAATATTCTGGAAGTTCTTGTAATGCAATAAATCCGGTCTTTACAAACTCCGTACAGCCGGGAATAAAAACGAGAACAGCAGGAAACAAAAGTACGATAAGACTTACTTCGTCTTTCCACGACCCTTGCATTTGGCCAACAGCAGTCTTTTCCCATTCAACTTTTCCTGCAATTTGTTGTTCCATCAAAGCAGTATCCGCTTTGATTTTAGTAAGCTTCTGCTCCACCTTTGCTTTTTTAGCTGCAACGATGCCTTTTACAGCCTCACTCGCAACACCAAGTAAAGGTTTTATTAGTAAATGAAACATAAACTATTTCTTTTTTTGATCAACGCCTTCAACAGCTTTAACAGGAGTATACGTAGTGCCGCCAATCCAGCTTGCACTTTGTTTCCTGTCCGGACGGACCGCACCTTGACCTTTAATGACAACGGTTTGTGTATCTTCGGCACTTGTCATTTCAATATCAACCGGTGAACAATATCCATCAGCCATCTTTCCAGGGAGCTTTACAGATTTTGGGTATTTAAACGCAGAAGTCTTGTAAGAGTTTCCACCCTTTCCAATAAACTTTCCACCTAATCCCATAACTACATTTTTTACCATTTATTTTTACCTCGATTTTGCCATTTTCTTAAACGTCTTGGCTAGATTATAACGCTTAGACCCAGGAGGGCAACTTTTACTCCCAAACTTTTCTCCCGTGCATACACCTTCAGTACCACGTTTCTTAATATCGGCAGTCGCCTTTTGAATCCAATCACCTTTTTTTAATTTAACTCTACCACCTCTTTTGTACAAATCTTTTCTTGTACCAAGTGGTTTTGGAGAACTTGAATTATAAAATTGTGGTGGCATTACCTGCCTCCGCGTCCGCCTTTGGCTTTCTTTATTCTACCGCCTTTTTTAGCCATCGTGCTGACTGCAGAATAAGGACGTCGTCCAAGTGCGCGTTCCATGCCTTTACTTTCTGCTCTCCGAGCTGCAAGATTTCCAGTTACTCCTCTATTTCTTGCTCCCAAAGATTCATCCAGTC